GATTTTGTTTCCAAACTCATCATTAAATCTAAAGGTAGATATGTTTTATTCCCGCATTTCTCACACTCTATTCTATTCATTCCCCTGCCTCCAGTTTCTTTTTTTCTGGAAAGTCACTTGGCTCAATGCCAAGGCTTTGGATCTCAACAATTGCTGCATAAGTTTTGAATGCATCAAGAAAAGATTCAACTTCATCTGGCATGACAGTGATGCAGTTGTTGTCCTCAAGTCTCACAACAAGTTGTCCTGTGCTCATGCCTGACTTCACACAGATGATCCTCTCAAAGGGGATGATCTCATTGAATGCTGGAGAGATCCAAAAACTTATCATCTCTGCCTCCCATAGTAAGCAAGCAAGAAGGCATCCACAATTCCATCATGAGGCACTCGGCACTTTGGAAGGACTGCATTGAAGTCTCCCTTGAGTCTCTCATAAGCATTGAGAGATGTTGCTTTTGTGTCCACTGATGACTGCTTCACTCTTTCATTTTTCTTCTGTCTGAAAACAATATCACACTCCATCCAAATATCTTTTTGCCAATCTCTTGGTGAGATCTCATTCCATTCAAGCTGCATTGCTTTGGCGATCCCTTCGATCACTCCAGCTCCATGACCCATCCTAAAATTGACATTGGTGCTCACTCCAAACATGGGGGCAGCCTTCTCACAGAAGATCAATGGAGAGTGAAATTGAAAAAGAAAATCAAAGAGAGCAGATCCATCAACTCTTGTCTGAGTCTTTTGCTGTCCTTTCTTCTTTCCCTTTGTGTGTTTTGATTTTAGTCTTTGTTCGATTGTGGGCATCTTCATCTTATCCAAGACAACTCCACTTGAGCTTATCGCAACAAGTCCTCCACTTAGGCCAGGATCAATCCCAACAATTACTTTTTCTCTGGACATTGAGCCCCCTTCAGTTCTGCAAGATAGTTGAGATCTTTCTCTGCCCTCTTGATCAGAATAGTTTGAAAGATGATGACTGCACAAAAGATTGCAATCACAATTGTCTTGAGCGTTTCAAGATCTGACTCTTGTGTCCTTGTCACTTTTTGCTCGCTTTCTTTTTGGCAGCTTTCTTTTTAGTTTTCTTCTTCTTAAGATTCACAGTCTTTGTTTTCTTTGCAACTTTGACTTTGGGATTCCCCTTGAAGTTCTTAAGAGCAAAGATCAATGCTTGGGCCTGGCTATCAAGGCCTTGCTCTCTCATGATCGCATCAAGTTTTTGATCCACAATGAGATGTTCTTTTGTCGTGTACACAAAGATCACTTTTCTTGTGTTGCCAAGATCAATAGACTCTTCAGACAAGTTTGTTGAGCTTCCATCTCTTCTTTTTTTCTTTGGAGCTGCTTCATCAGGATCTTCAAGAAGAGCATTGAATTCTTTGTCTGTGAATCCTGCAAGATCAAGACTGCCTCCAAGATCATCAAGCTCAAGGACAAGATCTCTGAGCACATCATCATCCCACTCAGCAATGTCTCCAGTCTTGTTGTCCTCAATGTTGAGTCTGATGAATTCTGCTTCACTCATTTTCTTCTGCCACACTGGGATCTTTTTCATCCCAAGCCACTTGGCAGCTTCAGTCCTTGTGTGTCCAATGCAGATCCTCTTATTCTGATCTACGACAACAGGCTGGATGAATCCATTCTCTTGGATGGACTTTGCCACTGCCTCAATTGCCTTGTCATTTTTTCTTGGATTCTTGTCATAAGGAATCAGATCCATTGGATCAATTTCAATCTGCTTCATGCCTTTCATTCTGCCCCCTGTTGTTTTATTTTTTGTGTTTACTTAAAGTGTCTCTGATTAGTTTTTCAGTTGATGTTGCTTGAATTGGGAAGAGCTTCAATCCCAAAAGTTTGAGCTGCTTGTGATCCTGACAATTGGGATCAGTCCCATGAAGCTCCCATCTTTTCTCAGTTGAATTCCAGATCCCTCCCCATGCCTTGATCTCTTCTCTCAGATCATAAGTGGGCCCATCAACAACATAGTCTCTTGTGTTGACTGGGATGAAGTCATCATCAGTGCTCAATCCCATGCTCTTTGAAGAGCTTGAGCATTCCGATGTGTTCTTGTTTTTCTGCATCTTTTTCTTTCCTTGTTTTTCTTGATTCAGTGATGAAAAGTTCTTTGTCATAAGAATAGAACTTTCCTTCTTTTGCTTCGAATGGCCAAAGCCTATCTTCTGGATGCGCCCTCTTCTTGATCCACTTGATCGCTTCAAACTTAAAGCGAGGGAAGTCATTCTCATGAAGAAAGATCTGGCAACAGTAAGGGAATTCTTGAATCCTAAGAATGACAGAGCAATTCTCTGGCATAAGATCCAAAACTTCATCAAAGAAGATGCCCTGATGACTCTCCCTCTCTGCTTCCTTTTTCTGTGAATACAACGGCATTTTTCTCCCTATCAATTCTTAATAAAAAGAATTGTCTCCCATTGGTAGTGTAATTGTCAGGATAGTGTGTGACAAAAGATCCATCAACACACTTCAGCATCATTGCCTTTATTGTTGTTATTAAGTAATTCTTGTCTTTGTAGATCAGGAGTGCTCTTAGTGTCACATTCCTGACTGTGAAAGTCTGATTCTTTTCCATGAATCCTCACTTTGCTTCTCCCTTTCTTATGATTGGATCAGCACTTGCCTTGAAAGGCTTAAGAGCAAAATGAAGGGCCTCTGCTGTTGTCTCAAAGCCTTGGGCCTTCTTAATTGCCTTCAGTTTGTTTGAGATGATCCTGTGATCCTTTCCTGAGAATTTAAAGCTCAAAGATCTGATCACTTCATCTTGATCAATTGTATCACCTTCTGGGATCTCAGTCTTGGCTCCAAAGAGTCCATCAATCTCTGAATCAGAAAAACCTGGCACAGAGATGTCTTTGAGATCTCCAAGGATCTCCATGCAGGCTTTCAGCTTCTTCTTGTCCCATTTTGAGATCTCTGCTGTCTTATTGTCTGCTAAGTTAAGAGCAATAAATTCATCTTCTGTGAGATCCTTTTTGACAATGGGGACAAGATCCATTGCAAGCTCTTTTGCAGCGAGCCATCTCGTGTGTCCTGCACAGATCCTAAGATTCTGATCAACTAGAATTGGGACATTGAATCCAAAGTCCTCAATGGATGCAATGACAGCATCCACTGCTTTCTCATTCTTTCTTGGATTGAGATCCCAAGGGGAGAGCTTATCTGGAGAGATCCACTCAACTTCAATTTTTTTCATCTTCACTCTCCTGATCTTCTTCTTTTTGAATGATGTGCTCTGATAAGACTATGAGTCCATGAAGTATTGCATCAAGAGAATCCTCAATTGTCCTATTGTAGTCATCCTCCCAAACTCTTCTCAATTTTTGAGCACTGGCTCTAAGTTTTTCCATCAATCATCCTTCTTTTGTTTTCTTTGGGCCCGGCCAAAGTAGTCTCTATTCTTAAAAACTTTATTGATCACATTGAAAGGGACTTTGGCATCTCCAACATAAGCCCCCTGCTCATACTTGAGCGCATACCATCCAGCCGCTTCTTCATGGTGCCGATACTTGGCAACTCTTAGGCAGATGTAGATCTTGTCCTCAGTTGTGAACTTCTGGAGGATGTACAGGTATTCTGTGTTGAGAGGCAATTCTTTTGAGCCTCTGATATCTTCTGAAGTGATCACTTTTCCATAGTTGTCTGAGATGTTTGATTGAGTGTGTGCCACATAGAGAATTGATTGGGGATGATGTCTCTTTGGGAAGTCTCTCAAGAATTCAGCAGCTCTGTTTTGTCCAGTGATCCCAAAGCGTGAATTGTAAAAAGCAGAAGTTGTGACATTGTCGATGACAATCAGATCTGCTCCAGACTCTTCTGCCATCTGTGTGAAGTACTCAAAGAAGTCTGATTGATTCTCTCTGATCTCTTGCAGGATCTCTTTCTCTTCAACAAAGACAAGATTCCTTAAGACTGTTGAGTCCAACTTGTTGATCAGTCCCTGATACTCTCCAATCGTTTCTTCTGAAAGCCAGAGAAGGACTTTCTTGTGTCTTGCAACTTCAGCAACAATGCACTTGATCAGTGTGGACTTCCCACATCCTGTTGTCCCAAGCACTCCATGAAGCGAGCCAGGCCTAAGCCCATAGTGAGCTTTCAAAAACTCATAACGAGATCCAAAGACTGTTGAGACTCTTTGTTGCTCTTGAATTTCAATCTCTAAGTCAGAGACTGCCTTCTTGATGCTCATCCAATTGTCTCCAAGGCATCATCAAGTCCAGAGAATGCATCTTTTGTCAGTGCCTCTCTTGGTTTTTCATTTAAGTAAGATTCAAAATGCCTTGCAGAGAAAAGAGTCTCAGGCCTTAGATACTGATCCATCACTGGATCTCCTTTCCAAGCTTCACACTTTGTCTGGATCACAATCTTGAAGTCCTCAAGTGTTGCTCCATCTGAGATCCTTCCATTGATGAGAGTGAGTGTTGCTTTTGCTTTTGCTGAATATCTTTTCCCAGTCATCTGATTCAGAAAGAGGATCACATCCTTGGCAATCTGCTCTCTCACCTTAGGATCTCTTTTTGCTCTGCTTGGGATCTTCTCTCCAATCACAAGCTCAGTGCTTTGGGAGAAGAAGATCTCTTCTCCTTTTTCTTTGGCCTCTTTCAATGCGATCATCATCATTGAGAGATCAAGATCCTTTATTGATTGATTGAGTGTGAATTTAATTCTCAAAATTAAGCTCCCCTGTGAAAGTCCCAAGACCTTTCTTGATGTTGCAATAAATTAGGCCACAAGCTCTGGCATCAGAGAGGGCATCATGGTGATCCAATTCAATTCCATAGTGATCTGCAAGTGTGTTGAGTTTGTGATTGGGAAGATCCTTCAGATTCTTTCTGGCCAGGCTCAGAGTTGATTCAGTCTCCTGTCCAAATAGGTCATAGTAATGAGGCTCAAGATCTTCCTTCATGAAAGTCATTCGAAGCCAAGCAGGATCAAGATTCCCAGTCCCATGATAGATCAATGGAATTGGATCTTGTGAGATCTCTTTTGTCCAAGCATAGATCTCTCTGAGCACTTCTTTTCTTTCTGGGAATTGAGAAGCTTGCCAATAAGAGATCCCATGGACTGCTTGGGCTCCTTGAGTGAAGTGCTTTGTTGAATAGGCCTTAATGCTCCATTCTTTTTCTCTTCCAAGAGTGAAGTCATCTAAGATCTCACACATGGCCCACTTGATGAGATCTCCCCCGATCTTATCAAAGGATGTGAATTCTCCATCACTGGCAATTCCAATTGGCTTTTTCATGCTGCTAGTCTCACTCCATGAACTCTTTTTCTTAAGATCTTCTGCTGTCTCTTTGATCCGTATTTTTTTCTGAAATAGAGACATCTTTCATGATTAGTCATGGAGAAGCCTCTTTCTTTAAGTGCATCTTTCTCAATATCAGAAAGGCACTTGGGATCAAGATTGAGATATTTTGTGTCATTCTTTGCTGTGAAGGATGTTTTTAGCCAATTGTTATAACTGTGTCTTTTTGATCTGCTCCATGATGAAGATCCTGATGGAGCCCCATGCATGGACAATCTTTTTTTGATGTTTGATCTCAAGAGCATTGCTCTTTCCCTCTCATCATCTGTTGGCTTTGTTTTTGTGAAAGTCCTCACAAACTTTGAGAAGTCTTTTTTTAATTCCTTTAGTGTTGCAATCTTTTTAAAGTCTCTTTTCCAGCTCATTTTTTTTCCTTTCCCAATTCAAGATCTCTCTTCCGATCAATTCTGGGATCTGTGGGACAACTGCGTTCCCTAGTTGTTTGATTCTTTCTCTTCTTATTTTTTCTGTGCCTCTGGGAGCTTTGTCCAGTCCTTTGGGAAGCCCATCATCCACTCCACAAAGCATGGATTCAACTTCCCACCGATGACTGAGACAAGAGGAGGCTTCTGACCACCACTTTTGTTTTTCTTTCTCGGAGGCAAAGGGCTTCCAGCATCGAAGGTTGTTGGAGTTGGAAGGCTCTGGAATTTTCCCAGAGCTGCGGCCAGGCTCATCCCCCCTATATTTGAATTCTTTTGACTCCTTGCTTGGTGAGTCTTGAAAGCTTTCTTTGTGTCTGTGTCCTTGAAGTCCCTTGCTGAAGGAGTTGGAAGGATCAACTCCCCTGAGTGTGCCAGTGCTTCCAGACTCTTTTTCTTTTCCCCTGTTTTGGGATGAGTCTGTGTCCAATATCTTGCTGCTGTTGGAGTTGGGAGCAGGCCATGCGATGATGAAGATTCTTTCCCTGAGATGGGGAGCACCAAGGGAGCGAGCACTGACAATGTGCCACTCTCCCACATACCTGATCGACCATAGATCTTTGATGACTGTGGCAAGACCCTTAGAGCGCAGATTGGCAACATTCTCAATGAGAACGTATCTAGGCTTAACTTCTTTAATAAGCCGAAAAAATTCTTTCCATAGTCCAGATCTTTCACCTGTGATTCCCCTTTGCTTTCCTGCTGTTGAAATATCTTGGCAAGGGAACCCCCCTGCGATGAGAGAGATGTCTCTAATTCCGTTATTGTCCAAAACTTTTTTGCTGAGATCCTTCACGTCATCGAAGCAAGGGACATCAGGCCAGTGCTTGGCAAGGACTTGCTGACAATGGGGATCTTGTTCACAGAAGGCAACTGTCTCCATGCCTGCTCTGTCGAGTCCCAAAGCAATTCCCCCAATGCCAGAGAATAGATCAAGGACTCTCATTGGATGTGATCCCTTGTGCATTCAAAAAGTTTTCTGTTGAGAGTCTCATTCCCATTGATCAACTCTCCCAAGCAGGAGTGATTCATCATCATGATCTCTTTCTCTGTGAATGCCTGGCCTTTTGATCGAAGGACTTGAGCCACTTCTTCAAAGACACATTCAATTGGGACAATGACAAAAAGTTTTTCTTTCTTTGGGGATGAATCTGTCAGTTTATTGATTCCCCCTGCTGCCAATTCATTGCTCATGCTATTCCCTTATTTTTAAATGATAGTAATAGTGAATTGCTCTTGCACAGGCCTTCTCCATTGTGAAGTCTGTGACTGTAAAATTCACACCAATGAAAGAAGTTTTTGTCCTTGCTGCAACATCAACTCCCACATTGGTACAGATCCACTTACCAGTGATCTTGGAGAAGATGATGTGCATTGTGAAAGGCAATTTTTCAATTGCACTGATGATGTTTTCTGATGACATAGGCTGGAGAAGATACTCAAGCCCAAGAATGTCCTTCAGTGTTTTGTCTAAGACTTTTGAGTCTTGAGAAAAGATGTCAACTTTGGCCATGTGTGTGAGCCCCCGAAAAAAAAGGGAGAGCTGCCCAACTCCCTTTTGATGCCCCTTAAGTGGCAGCTTTTGTCCCCTTTAAAAATACGGCAATACTTTAGAAGGGAATATCATCTGCAGTGAAGTTGTTTTCTTGGGCCTGCTGTGTGTGTGCAGGAGTCTCAGGATTCTTTTTGGAGAAGTCTCCAACATAAGCTCTGAGATCTATTCCTTGAAGAGTTTTCACTTCTGATGGATCTAATTCTTTTCTTGAGTAAGGAAGATTCACAAACTTAACTTCATCATAGACCTTGCCTTCCCAAGTCTTATCTTCAACAACAAGCTCAACTTCAGTCCCTTTCACAAGGGCAGCATCAGTGTTGAGATCTGCAGCAGATCTTCCTTTGAAGCCAAGCTTGCAAAGAGTCTCCATTGTGTACTCAGTTGCTCCCCCTTCAAGCCAGCCTTTCCAGAAAGCTCCATTGTCAAAATTCATCCAAGCATAGACCTTTTTATTCTCTGTGATCTTGCATCCCCAAGCCTTAAGCTTTGTTGGATGGATGCCTGCTCCAAGTCTTTTCTTTTTTTCTTCACTCATCTTAAATCACCTTTGTCTTTTCCAAGATTCTATTCAATGCGAGCCTTAGAGTGTTTGTGTCTTTTTTGTGTTTTGTTATGTAGTCAGTCATTGTTGTTCTTGTTTCATCTTCATCAATCTTTTTGATCGCTTCCTTACACTGCTTGAAAAGACTTTCTGCTGTCTCCCCTGATGCCTGATCAATGTAATTTTGAAGAAGAGAGAAGCCTTGTGATTCATCCATGACAATCTTTGAAGGAAGTCCAATTCTGTTCTTAGCATCAAAAGCTGCTTCAAGATTAGTGTGAAGCACTCTCTCATCAACATCAATGGCCTTCATTCTGTTTGATTGCTTGTCCTTCTTGAGCACAGTGTCCTTTCTTGCAAAGAGAAGCATCTCAACAGATTCTTTGATGAGATCTGAAGCCTTAGCATGAAGCTTCATCTCATAGCGATCATAAGGCTCATTAAGATAAGGATCATTAAATCTTTTCACTTGGGCATGAGAAAGGAGAATCACATTCATTCCCTTGTTGAATCTTAGATTGTCCAACTCTTTGAGAAGCACTTCCCAGTAGGACAATGCCAGGCCGTAGCCTCTCCCATATCCTATCTCTTCAATTGATTTTTTATCTTCATCTTTTGCAACTTGATCATGAATGAAGATCTCAATCTTATCAACAGTGTCCAAGCAAACAGTCTTGAAGTCATGAGGCTCACTCTGAAGCTCTCTGAGAAAGTTGATTGTATCTGCCCAAGAAGAAAGATTCACTCTTGTTGTGTCTATGTTTTCAGTTGATCTCTCAGCATCACCAAAGATGACTGCTGGAGCTGTTGCTGCAAAAGTTGACTTTCCAATTCCTGACATTGAATAGAGTGCCAGAAAGACTGGACTTGAAACTTTTCCCTTCTGTGCATTGGCCAATAAGCTCATGACTTTCTCCCCTTTCTCTTTCTGAGAATATATGTGTTAACTTCCCTCTCCCTTGAGAGAGGGATCTTTCCTGTTCTGATCCATCTGTGAATTGTTGATGTGCATCCAATGTTGAGATCCATTGCAATCTTTGGAGCCCCAAGCTTTTTCTTAAGCAGGCCAAGATTGGCAACAAGTTGTGAATTAGACATCATGATTGTGTCCCCCTGATTTTTAGTGTGTGGTATTTTGTGCAAGTGTTATCTGTTTGCAATCATCACTTTTCATTCTGGCTCTGACAAGATAGTTTTTTGAAAAACTTTGCAATTCATTTAATTTTGGAGGACTTGATGCAGACTGTTGGACTTGATCAAAACACTTTGGCCTGGCTTGAAGCAAGAAAAAAATACATAGGGGGATCAGATGTCCCAAGCATCATGATGGCCTCACCATGGAGGACTGTTCATGAACTTTGGGAAGAGAAGCTTGGGATCTGCACTCCAGATCATGCAGACAAGGCTTACATCTTTTGGAAAGGACACAGGATGGAGGACATTGCTCGGCAAAAGCTTGAGCTGCAGATTGGCTTTGATATCCCTCCACAAGTAATAAGATCCCAAGTCAGACCCTATGCTCAAGTATCTTTGGACTGCTTCAATGAAGAAGAGGCCTATGTTGGAGAAGTGAAGTTCATGGGGAAAGCTGATTGGGAGCTACTTAGGGAGTTTGGAGAAGTGCCTGAGAAGTACATCCCTCAAGTCCAATATCAACTTCTATGCACAGGATTCAAAGAGCTTCACTTCATCGGGATCAACAATGATAAGAAGCTTGCAACAACTCTTGTGAAGCCAGATCTGGAGATGATGAAGAAGATCATTGCTCACTGTGACAAGTTTTGGGATCTTGTCCAAAGCAGGACTCCCCCAAAGCAATTCCAGCAGGACTATAAATTCCTGCAGAGAGTCCAAGCAAAGAAGGATCTCAATCGAATCTTCAGAATAGACAAAAAGATTGGAGAGCTCTTTGAAGAAAGGGAGAAGCTCCAAGACAGTGTCCTTAAGGCCGCTAAGAGTACTCGCATGGCCTTTGAAAGAAAGATCATGATCAATGTGTCACACTTTGATTCTCAGGAGGATCTGAAGCTTATCACTGAGCTTGATGACACACATCTGAAAAACATTGGCAGATCCATCCAATCAGATCTAAAATTGATAGTAATTAAAAACAACAGAAAAGACATCAAGGGGGCTCCAAGTGTCAAAAAAGCAAAGCGCAGAAGAAAAGCTAAAAAAAGAAGTGGCAGATCTAAAAAAGCAACTCAAGGAAAAGGATGATCTTCTATCTCAAGGAAAGACTCTTGTGGCAGATCTAAGAGCTGAAGTTGAGGCACTCCAAGCAGACTCTCCAGATCTTCAAAGTCCTGTTGCTCTTGGTGAGCTACAATTGGAGATCATTGAAGAAGCTAAGAAGATCACAAAGAATGAAGTCTCTTCAGCTTATGATCTTTGTGTGAAAACAAAAGAGCTGATCAAAATAGAATCATTGCAAGCTTAACAAAAAAAAAGGGGAGCACTCGCTCCCCTTCTAAAATCTTATCTTTATTTTTTCTTAACAAACAGTGCAGATATTCTCTTCAACATCTAAGACATCATTCAAGAATGCTGGATCAATATCAAGATCCTCTGTCCCTAGTCTGACATAGAGATCAATGGACTGATCATTGGCCACTCTCAATTGAGAGACATCGGTTGTTGATAGCGTGACCTTAAGATGTCCACAGACTGCTTCAACAACTTCGATCCCAGAGACTTCTTCTCCCTTTGTTGTCTCAGTGACTTCAGCAGTGATTGGAGATCCTCCATCTGCAAGATCTGAATCAACAACAATAAGAAGGGCCTGCTCTCTTTTCCCATCATTCCCTTCAAAAGAGACATCATAAGAGTTGAGTCCAGTGTCAGCAACAACAACTCCAGAAAGTTCATGGAGAGCATTTAAAGCAGCTTGAATTGCTGCGGCCCCTGAGTCATGTGCAAGCTCTGTTGTGACTTCACTTTGGAATTGGATCTTAAAATTCCCAGAGTCAGCATCCTTAAGATCAAGCTTTTGGATCTCATCAATCCCTGTTGAATTGGGGGCATACTTCACAATACATCCTGAGTCTGTTTGGATTGAGACTTTGATCATTGATTGTGTTGAAAGATTTTGTGGCTTCCCTTCTTCATCTTGGACAAAGAGATCAAAGATCTTTCTTCTTCCTTTCTTAACTTTTATTTTTCTTTCATCACTCATTGTGTCCTCACTTGTTTTGAATTCTCTTGAGAATTTATTTTTGATTGGTCTGATTGTACTTGAGCAGCAAGATCTGGATCAACTACTCTCACACTCTTTGTGCCAGGATCTTGGATCTCAACTTTGGATCTTGAAGATCTTGCCTTGGCAATGATTCTGTCTCTGACTGTGACAATGATTGGCTCTCCTGATGTTGATCCTGCCTCTCTTCCAATCACAACTGTCTTTGGGCAGTATTCATCAAGAGCTTCTTCAGTAAGCCCTGCATCAAGAAAGACTCTATAAGTCACAGTGATGAAACTTTCATCAGGCATGGAAAGTGTGTCATTGAAAAATCGGCCATCTCCCTCATCTGTTAACTGAATTGGAGATCCTGTGATGTTTGATCTGTCAGGCCTTAGCACTTCTGCTTGGACAAAATAAGTCTCTCCATCTGGGCATTCCAGATGAGCAACAAGTGGGATGTCTTGGCCTGGCTCTATGTTCATTTTCTTTCTCTGATCTGATTCCCAATCTTTTGAAGGACTGGAGTGATTGTGATTGGCCAAAACAAGTGGCCCATTGTGAAGCCCATTGCAAAAGTGAAAGCAGGATATGAGTGAGCCCACACTCTCATTGTGTGAGAGATTGAGGCTTCAGTGCCTCCTGCATTTATAGCATATACATCATATACAGCGATCACAACAATGATCACAAGAATGAGTGCAGATGTTACCTTTTTGATCTTCATGCTTATCTCCTTAGATTGTGAATTCTCCCACAAGATATTGCTCAATGGAAGCTCCCCCTAGCTGGGATGGAGTCTCTTTGAGCCATGGATCTGTGGAGTTTGCAGCTTGCTCAATTGCAACTGCAACTTTTTTTCTTCCAAAGTTTGGATCATTGAAGTCTGTGACAGAGCTTGAGCTTTCAATAAAATTCTTAAATTCAGACTCATGCCTATCAAGGAAATCTCTTCCAATCAGAAGGATCTGTCCTTGACTGTAATTATAAGGAGCAACTGACATTGATTCAATCATCAGTCCCATTGTTGGAAGCTGAATCCCATTCACAATGTTTGCTCTTCTTCTCTTCCCTTCTTCAATCTGACTGATGGGATTGTGTGTGTAAAATTTAGTTGTGATCTTTTGGTCTGGAAGTGGATTCCCAGACTCATCCATCCAAGTTCTGACCGTTGTTCTTGAGATTGCAAAGCCAAAAGGATCTCTGATGTAGCTCATCTCTGTTTTCAAAACAAGATCTGTCATGTTCTGATCTGAAAACCAATCAACTCTGAGAAGCTCCCCTTTTGTGAAAACTCTATGGGGAAAAAGATTGGGGGATGGATGTATTGTGTAGTCAATATCTTTGAAATCTGCCTCATTGAAAGTGTCACTTACAACACTCATGATCTTTGCTTTTGATTGAGATCCTGCAGAGTGAGCTGAGACAATCCCATCAAGAATCTCTTTTTCTAGTGTTGAGATATTGGCCTTGAATAGAATTCTTAGCACATCTGCTTTTGCAGTTGCCTTTGAGATCCCAACAAATATCTCTGAGTTTGTGATTTGTGAATTGAGAAGAGCGAGATCAATTGTTCCATCAATTGTGTCATTCTCTATTGAGTAATTAAAATCATTCATGAGACTCTCCAGACTTCAATTGTGCTTGCATACATTCTTGATTGTCTTGATGATGATGCAGGCCTATAGGAGAGGTCAATTGTGTGAGATCCCACAGAAAGATTTTGTGCATACCTCAAAAGATTGTTTTGAATCCTTTGATCAGTCCCTTGATCTTTTGGCTCAATCCTGATCTGTTCTCCCAATTGGACTCCATCCAATTCAATGATCACTCTAATATCATTGGAGGCTGAATTGTGTCCCCAATAAAAATCAGCATTGATCCGATACTCATTCACTGCTGCATCAGATCCAACATCAAAAGTTAAGCTGCTATAAATATCAAAAGAGTTGCCTGTTGTTGTTTCATTGGCCTCCTTTAAAGATCTCGCAAAGTCTTTTCCATAGTGCCTATTGGCCAGGCTTTGAAGAGCTGTCTGAATATTGGAAGCTGTGAGCTGATTGGAATTGGAGTCATCAAAAAGAAGATCCTGAGCAGAAAGCTGCCTCCAGTCACTCACTCCTGTCCCAAACTTCTTCCAGATCAAAGTCCCTTGTGCAGAATTTTGAATGTAAAAAGTTGAGACTGGAAGATCATTCCCAATTGGGGAAGATGGCCCTCCAGTAATGAAAGGCCCTTCAATGAGATCCCCACTGTCATCTTGATTGATGATCAGTCCTTCTGGAATCTCAAGGGCCCTGTCTTTATTGAACATGATTAGAAGAGAGTCTCAATTCTTTTTGCGTAGACATTCACACCACCTGACTCAGTTGATGCAACTCTCAGTCTCATCACTTGAGCTGCTGCAGCTCCATTGAGATCCACAGAGATTGAGGCATTGAAGTTTGATCCTTGCTTCAAGATCTTTGAGATTGAGTCATCAACTGATGAAGCATCTGCTGCTGCATGGCCGTTATGCCCTGCAAAGATGATGAAGTGCTTTTTGTTTGCTGGAGTTGCTTGCTGCTCCACAGTCACTTGCCATTGAGCATTGGTCACATTGTCTACAAGCACACTGTCAATTGTGGCTTCAGTTGTGACTCCTGCTGAAGAGCTTTTCCCTCTTTGTCTTGTAAGCTCTGCATCCACTTCCTTAAAGAGTGCATTCTCAGTTTGAGCATCAGAAAGGATCTCTCCTTGATCCATTGCTCCCTGATCAGTTGAGTTGACTGGCCTTCCAGAGAGTGTGACTAAGTTTGCAACTTTTGTTTTCTCAAGCTCTGCATCTGTCTCAAGAGACTGAAGTGCTTGCTTTGTGTTTGAGTTGTCTGGAATGATTGATCCAGTGAATGTCCCAAAGTTTGTTGATCCCTGAGCAACTCCTGTGAGTGTTGTCAGACTTTCTTGATTGGCGGCAATCTTTTCAATTGCTGATTCAACAGAGTCTGCTGCAGTCACTGTCCCATTGGTCTTTGTGAAGCCTGATGAGAGTGCAATGCCTGTTGCAAAGTTCCAATCAATATCTGAAAGCTTAACAATGATGCCATCAGAGAAAACAATCATTGCTTTGTTTTCTCCTCCATCTGGATCTGGGAGATAGTGATCAACAATGAAAGCATCTCCATCAACAAGAGCAGTTGCTGCTGCAAAAGTCACATCATCTCCTGCAACATTGGTGATCTCAAGAAGAGTTGGAGATCCTGATGAATCACTTATGACATAGTGACCAACAACAAAGTCAGATGGAGAAAGTTTTGTCCCATCATCATCAGACATTGGATTGACAACAACATCTCTTGTCCCAATTGCAATTGTGTCATCTGTTGAAACGTCAACAAGCTCTGGCCTCCATCTTGTGACAGTTGATCCTGATGCAAAAGGCACCCAATCAGAGCTGTCTCCGACGTTTGTTTTCTTTTGATAGAATTCACCAGTCCCAATTCTTGTGTAAGTAGATCCGATTGGGGCAGCGGCCTGATCACCAAGTCCATCTGGAGCTGATGTCCCAAAGAGATAGTCAACATAAGTGTCACTATTCTCTAAATATATTCTTAAGCCTTTTTCTATTCCTTCTGGTTGTCTGCTCATGCTTCCTCCTTAAAGTGTAAGCCTAGTATAACTCATTCTTAGATTGTAATTCTCGTTATTGGTCACATTCATCTCAAAAGAAGATCCATTGACTTGGGCATCAATTGCCAAGTCCATCCCTATCCCAATTCTGTTTGTGACTGTTGAAAAGACAGAAGATCCATTTTTGCTGACTGTGAATTCCATCTCTTTTGTGATGTCGTTGTCTGTGTTGAAAAAAATGATGAAGTATTTTAGTGCTTTGAATTTTGACAGATCAATGGACTCCACAACTTTCTGAGATGTGGGATCAATTGTTGCTCCCTTTCTGGAGCCCCAAGGGAGTCTCTTTGGGATCTGTGTATCTGTCAATTTCGAGATCTCCTGCTTTTTTTTCTTTTCTTCTTTGTGATCTCTCTTCTTACATTCTCAAAGAAGTCAGATAGGTCAACATAGTCTCCTGACTTGTAGCCAATAACATCATGGCACTCTCTAATGTCAAAGACTTGATCCTGTCCAACAGATCCAATGTAATCTTTTGAGTGCCTATAAGATCTTGAGAAGCAGGCTGACTCTTCCATGTTGATGCAGATCCTGTCCCCACACTCTTCAGTGATTAGTCTCACATTGAATTGTCTGAGATCTCTGATCTCTGGACTGTTGCATGAGCTAAGGAAGCTTACTGAAAGAATCAGACTGATCTGCTTTAGTCTTTGCATTCTCATGAGCCTCCTTTTTCTTTTTAGAATCTTTTTTTCTTTTTCTGTTTTCATTCCATTCTTTTGCATAAGTTATGAGGGCCTTGCCTGCATCAATCAGCAAAGGCTTGATCAAGTAAGTGATGATCATCTGTCCAATTTTTGCAAGCATAGTCCCTCCAAACTTTTCAGACCAGGCCTAGTGCCTAACCTTCTTCTCCATCAATCTTGTCAACAAGATCTCCAAGAGCTTCTCTTGCTTTCCCTTCTAAGGCAGCAAAGATCATGTCATCATAAGTGTTTTCAGTTGCCTTCACTAATTCCTTAACAACATCAATTGCAAGCTCTGCAAGATTCCCTGCTGCATCTTCAGCAACATCAAGACCTCTTTTCTTGGCCATCTCAACAAGTGCTTTTTTCATTTCTGGATTCATTTTAATTCCCCTGTGTTATTGCTCATCATTGAGCCTTTAAAAAATAGGCAACAACAACAAACAAGATCCCTTGAAAGAATGTGAATATTGCTGCAAGCCATTTATTGTTAGTCTTAAGCTCTTGGATGTGCCTGTCATGGATGACTTGAGTTTTCTCATGCTTCTTATGATCATCTTTAACAGTCTTAACTTCAGTTTTGATGACTGCAACATCCTCTCTGATCTCTGTGAGTTGCATTGTGCTATTTCTGAGATCATGGAGGGAGGATCTGATGTGCTCCATGTGGCCATTCCATTCTTCTCTTTTGATATTGTCATCAGACATCCTTGTCTCCTTTGTCCTATTCTAAGATCTCAAGGAGATCTGCTTTCAATTGTGCATAAGCAGGATCTGCCACTTCCCCGATCAATCTCTTGGCCTTTTTAAAGCGGCATTTCACAAGGGCATCCTGAATAGATCCAAAGGCAACTTCAACTGCATCATTCTGAGCTTCAGTGTTGTCATCCATAGATCCTGAGATGTAACTGAGAGAGTCAGAGCACTTCTGCCTTTTGACTTGTCCCTTTGTTTTCTTTGCTTTCTTGGCAGCTTTCACTGCTTGAGCTGTATCATAAGAAGCTTTAAGATCTGGATCTTCAACAACATGGAAGCGGCCTGATCCAATCATGGGATAAGTTGTCTTTGTGCAATAAACTTCTTCTGATCCTTCATCCAAAACTTTGACAGCTACTTCATCAAGGTCACTGCAAACTTTTGCAGCAAGCTTATCCTGACAATCTTCTGCAATTGTTTTTGATTCATCAATCTCAGTTGTTGCAGGATCATCTGCAACTGCAGAGCAAGGCTCTGATTCTGACTTTGAAACAATTGGGGAGTCATAGTCAGGTTTTAGGATCTCTTCCTTTTTTGCTGTTTTGCAATTGAATACCTCTTTGATAGGGATGCAATCTGATCCACAATCTGAGATCTTGAAATATCTTTTTGCATCACACTTTGTTGATTCAGACTCTTTGATGTACATCTTTGCTGAAGCAGTTGTTGAAATAAATAAAATAAATAAAATAAAAAATTTCATATATTACCTCTTAAAAACACAGTAAATAGACCGATCGCCTGCTGCTGCCCCGCCAGTTGTGGAAAGGAAGGTAGTTGATTGAATCTGTGTTGGGTTTGTAATGTTATCATGACTCAAGTTGCACACAGTTTGCGAAATTCCAAAGCCGACTAATGGTGATTGTGTTCTAGTGCATCCACAAGAAACCATTTCTCTCCCCGAAAATTTTGAATTTAAAATATATTGTAAGTGCTCCGTTGCTGGATTTGCTATGGATGAAATCCATTCACTACAGCCAACGCCGTAAGGATTCCCTGCTGTATCAGTAGTACACCCGACAATGTCAACTCCAGATTCAATTGGAGTTGCCACTTGATTGGCAACAAACAACTGCAAAGATGGAAGCTTGAAGTCTGACTCTTGCTTTTGACAATGAATGTAAAAAGGGCCTGCTGTGGCAGTGCTGCCCCCATCTGTCCTAACAAAAAAGTTCACATCTGTTATGGCATTGGAGAAGAAAACATCATAAGCAGGATTGGCCCCGCTTATCTTGCCGCTTGAGCAGGCAAGTGGAGTTGTTAGATTCAGAGTCCCAACAAGGGCGCATCCAAGTTGACCACTTGACTCTGTGCAGTTCCCATTGATCCAATCAACATTTTCATTGGTCACTGTCCCATTTGATTCAATTCTTGCACTGAAAGAATTTATAATTGTGCTTTTTGATGGAGAGCTTGCAAAAAGATCCAGACTGCCAACTGCATCAGCACCTTGTTTTGTGATAACTATTGAAAAGTCTTTATCTTCAAAAGTTGCACCATTATCTGCTGACCTTATTTCAACAGAATTGGTGCTTATATTTACTGGATTCATAAAGGTAGCAGCTATGTTTCCAGATTCAAGGCTAACCTTTACGGATGGAGGCACAGTGAAAACTCCTGACTTGAAAGTCACTAAAACTACTCCAAGACCTGTCCTGTTAACACTATCAATAAAATCATTTTGTTGACTTATGATTGATGCAGTACCATTGTTTTGAATTCTTGCAGATCCAACATTGACAGTCTCACCTGAGACAAAGCCCTTGTTGCTTCCAAGGTAAGCCTTGTCAAAATCAATCTGTCCTGCTGCCTTTGCCATCAGTCTCATCTTCAATTGAGATCCTGATGATGGCTTTGGGAAGGTTACTGTGGGAGCCTTGTCCCAATCAAGAATGTTTGAAAGTGAAGAAGAGACAATCACTGTTGAAGACCCACTTACAATTTCAATGTCCCAAGATCCTGAGCTTGAAGCGTAGCGAACATCTGCCATCATTCCAAAAGTGAAATCATCTGGAATTGTTTGAAGATCTGTCTCAACATACTGGCCTGCACCTGTCGCAACAAAACGCCCAAAGGAAGCATCTCCCTCGATTGAGTTTGTGAAGGACTCTTTTGTGAAAGTCCCTCCAGAGTTTGTCCAATCACTTGGGGGAGTCCCATCTTCAAGACTTGAGTTGGAGATCAGATTGATTCCCCCTCCAGATCCTGATCCAGATCCTGATCCAATTTTCTTTGTGATCAATCCTCCATCATTAGAGAATTCAAGCTCACCTGTTGTCTCATTGGATCTGATAAAACGATTGGGCCCAAAGTTGATCACCTTGTCAGCACTTGAGCCTGGCCTTCCAAGATTCAATTCATCGCTTGTGATTTTGGCAGCTCTCACATTGAGTGAAAGAAAGACCAAAACAAAACTTAAAAATAAAATAATTTTTTTCATGTTGTCCCCTATGCTCTTATCTCAAAGATTGAAGTCAATCTCATCTGGCCACTGTAAGTTGTCCCAGTAAGATCATCAGTTGTGTACTGTAATTGTGCAGCATCTGTGTCTGCATCATCAATGGAAAAGATCACTCCTGAGTCATTGAAGAGTGACATTGATTCCTGCTCCCAGTCATCATCTCTTGAGTTGTAGCGAGAGATCAAGATCCCTGCTTCTTGGACTGATTGAGTGTCAGTCTTTCTCTCAATGTAGTAAAAAGCCACCTTGCACAAAGCAACAGACTTGTTCATGAGAAAACCAGTCACATCAAGTGGGCCTGCGTTATTGTCAAGAGACTGAGTAAGTGGAGTCTTGATTCCCCCTCTCAATGCAAGCTCAAGAAGAGCCTCCCAAAGTTGTCCCTCTTGAAGCTTATCAAGAGTGAGTCCCATCTCTTCAATTGGCTTGATGATCTCTTCCTGTACATTGTTGAGCCACTCATCACTGACAACTGTTGCAGGTACTGCTGTGCCAGGATCTCCTTCTGTGAATCTGTTGCCAACTGTGGCTCCATCTGAATCAATTCTAAACATTCTGGCCTCCTATAAATCACCAAAAGTAAAAAGTGCAATTGAATGAGCAGGCTTGTGCTTGTTGATCAAGCATTCAAGAGTTGCATTGGAGACTGTTTGAAGCCTGTCCCCTGCTCTTCCAGATCCTGCTCTGAATCTGAAAGCCTCTGTTGATGGAGCACTAACGATGAAAGCAAACTGCCAGTCACCATTTGTCAGCCTATCTCCTGCTCTTCCTTGGCCTGCTCTGAAAGGGGGCTGATCCTCAACTGTGATCAGATCAATATCAATCCCAAAGTTTGAAGCAAGCTTCTGGTAAAAAGCTTTATTTTGTCCCCCGATAGTCGTTAAGACTTGGATGACTCTATCTCTTCTTTGTTGCTCTGTCAGTGATTCTGGAGATGACTCACAGTCATCTGGAAGTCCCAAGAGTCTCTCCCAGTCTGGAAGAAGTTCACTTGTTGTATCAGGAAAGACTTCATCTATAAACTGAAGGGCCCTGTCCTCAACTCTGCAAGGCTCAACTGCAAGTGAATCAGAAAGTTTTCTGATGTTCGAACTTGAGTCATGGATCAATTGCCAAGCCCATCCTCTTGGAAAGAGGGATCTGACAATTCTTTGGAATTTTTTAACTCTTAAGGAAGAGCTGCCCATGTTATTGTCCCCAGTGTCACAATCTCTCCTGATGATGGGACAATGTTTTCAACTGCCCCTCCATTGATTGCTGTGATCTGATAGTCATCTAGTCCAACTGCAATCCCGATTGCAGTCCTTATGTCTGAAAGTAAAATTGTACCTGTGTGATTCTCACTTGGGGACTTGTATGCTCCTGCAGGAGCTGCTTCTCTCACCATGAGATCTTCTAGCTCTGCAGTGATTGCATCTTGCACACTTGCATTGTTAGGCTTGATTGAGATGTCCAGTGTTGCTGCTGCTTCAGTTGGAGCAAAGACAACAGAGTCTGCAGTCACTGGCTTGAATTCATCAACTGCGGCCTGCACTTCAGCAACTTTTGGAGCTGAAGGAATGATTGGATCTTCTGCATCTTCAACAAAAGTCACATCAACTGTGCCTGCCCCTCTGTTAAGAGGCAAGACCCAAGCTCTTGTGACTCCAGCAACTCCAAGAGCTGTCTGGACATAGTCATTGGCAGATCCCCCAAGTGGAGGGAGTTGAAGTCTGTTAACAAGTCTTGATCTTAGTGACTCATCTGATTCTCTGTCCTCACCTTCAACTGCTGTGCTTGATACTGATGCAGCAGATTCAACATTGGAGATTGGGGAAAGAAGAGAGATCTCTTCAAGATCTGCAAGATTCCCATCATCACCAGCATCAACTGCAACAACTTTCCCTGAGAATGTGCCTGCAGCTCCTGCAGTGACTTCTGCATCAAGAGTGTACTGAGCCCCATCACCTCTTTGAAAAACTGTGGCAACAGGTACTGAGCCAGGCCCAGTGAAAACAATATCAATATTTAATTCTGCAAAAGTTGCTTCATTCCTAATGACTCCCCAAAACTGACTCCATCTGTCCAAGTACTCCTGCTCTGCTGTGTCAGGAAAGACTTGCTCAGAGTAAAAATCAAGGAGTCCGAAAAGAAGATGAGCAAGTCCTGCAAGTGCTCTTGATATAACAGAGATGAAAGATCTTCTTAAGACATTGGTGATCCCAAGGCCTCCCTTGATATCTGTCTCAACTCTTCTCTGAAGTTGTGTGAGTGTCGGCCTTTCAAAGGGCATCTAAAGTCTCCTGATCTCTTGTGATTCCCAGATCACTTGGAATCTTGTTGACTCCACATCATCTGGCTTCACAATTTCAATTGTTGTGTCCATTTTTGAATTGGATGAATAGACAGATGATGCATTGATCTCTTTTGCTGCTCCATCTTCGATCATCCAATCAAGTGCTTCTCTGCAAAGCTCTTCAGATCTTCTTAAGATCTCAACTGTGACTTTTTCTCTTTCAATTGTCCAAAGTCTTGATCCTATTTTGTCCTGTGGGATCTCTGGGATCACATCTCCCCACCAGCCTCTTTTTGATCTTTCAAGATCTGGAAGCTCTTCATCACTCACTCTTCTGTCTGTGAAGAGAGAGATTGCAACTGCTGTCTCAAGTCCATTGTCTGCAGCAAGATCATCATTGATGACTTCAATGTCAAAGCAGTTGTCTACTAAATTTAGAGCGATGTCACTCATTCAATCTTTCCTGTTAAGTCAAAGGGGGCATTGTTACCTAGTCCACTTAAAGGAGTGCCTCCAAGATTGAAGGTGCCTGGCTGGACTTGAAAGTCTGCTGCATCCATTTTGATTGATCCATTCTCTTGGATCTCTTCTATGATTCCATCACAAAAAGCTTCAAGACAAGCATCAATAAAACTCTGCTCTGCTGCAGTGAAGTTTGGATTGCAAGCGGCAATCTTTGTCTTGATTTTGTTTTTCATTGAGGCTTTTGTGAGGGCCATTCTTACACCTTAAAAGTTTTTAATTTATCAATCACTGTTGTCAGAGCTGCCTTTGACACAGCACTCTTTGGCTGTGGCCCTAAGGCCGTAACATTCAAAGCATCCCTGCTTGTTTCAAAGTACTCAATCAAAACTGAGATCAGCTCATGAGATGAGTTGTTGATCTCAATCTTCTCAACAAGTCCTTTCAGATTGTCCTCATTGAGCCAAAGAAACTTTCCTTTCTTATTGTACAATGCAGAGTCACCTTCACTCAATCCCTTTAGCCTAAGATCTCTCTTTTCTGTGGCAATGATGATCCCATGATCACGATTCCCCCCAATTGATAGCATGACACACTCTGTCTCAGATGGGGGATAGGATGTGAATCCAAAGTGCTGGAAAAGCTCTGTCTTGTCCTTTGTTTCATCTGCCAAAAGATTGACGCTGGTGAGCTGGATATCCTTATCAGCATTGACTGCTGTGATGATCCCCCTACCGATCATAAGATAGACGCTGTTCTTTATTGGCTTGATCATCTGCTCAAAGATCCTGACAATCATCTCCTTCATTCTGCATACCCCACTTGATCAAGAATTGAGCTGTTTTTCTTTGGCACAGTCTCAGAGAATTCAAAAGAATCCTTCCTGATGAGATCCAGAGTCACTGATCTGCCTTGATCATTGAGCTTGTAGGAGACAGATCTGATCAGAAGATCCTCCCTGATTCCAATTGACTCTGCTTTGAGATTCACAAGCTTGTTAACATCCCAGAGATCCCCATTGGCCTCTCTCCAGTCAACAACACTCACACTGCAAGAGAAGCTTCTTGCAACTCCCAATTGAGCCTCAAACTCTGCTCTTTTCTTAGCTCCATCGTTGTCAACACTCTGCTCACTTATGATTGTCTTGGGCCTGAATCTTCTGACTCCAGCATCAATTGCTGTGCCTTTGTTTTGAGTTGCATCAATAGCACTACCAAGGAGGCCAGGCTGCTGTCCCTTAACAACATATTGACTGAATCTTTGGGACTCATCAAAAGTTGCTCCAGTGACTTTCACATTGATTCCCTCAACAAGATTGGTGACTGCTCTTCTCTTGGCCCTTTTGTCCAAGATTAGATTCCCATGTGTTGAGGTTAGAAGGATCAACTGCTTTTGTTTTGCAGCTCTGCTGATCGCATCAAAGACAGTCTCACCTTGTTTGACTGTGAATTTTTCAAAGGCAGATCCAACATCCACACCATAAGGATTCAAAACTTTGAGCCCAAAAGGATCACAAAGCTGCTTGGCAATCTCATCAATTTTAAGATTGTTGAATTCTGAAGATCCTTGATGACTGCAATCAATAAGATCTGCAGTCTTGTCTCTTCCTTCAATTGTGATGTTGCGAGTGTCTGCTGAGATACTTATTGAGAATCTGTCCACATAGCCCTCAAAGACTGCGGCCTTCCCAATGTGACAATGAATTCTGTCCCCTGCCTTAATTTCAAAGTTGGAATTGGAGATCTTCCACTTGTCAGTGATCACAATGGAGAAAGATCCTGTGAGATTCATCAAGTTGCGAGTGATTGAGACATTTTTGAATCCATCAAAGACAAGATTGTTGACGTAAAAAGTTGCTGCATCTTCTTTGAGTGTGCCTCTATCGAAGGGAATTCTTGGCCTGTGTTTGACCTTTGGAGAGTCACTAGGCATCTAGTACCTCAAGGACTTTCCCTTTTTTGATCAGGGATGGATCTCTGATGTCATTCCTGTCTATGATGTCCTGTTCATTGTCGATTGATTCAAAAAGATCATAAGCCAGGACAAGCGAGTTTGTGTCATCCTCAATTGTGATCTCTTTGATGTTTGGAAGATCTGAATCAATATCAGGCACAGCTTCAATGAGATCTGCTTTCAGATCTGCCAATGATTGAAAGACTTCAGTGCCATCATCAAGAGCAAGCTGATCTTCAAGTGTGTCTGCAATTTCATCTCTTCCTTCTTCTGCATCATTCAAGCTCACAAAGTCTGCTGTGATGATCGCTTGTGTTGCTTTGATTGCTGATGATCTTCTTAACAGGTTGTTAAGTGCATCTTGATTGAGCTTCTCCTGATCCTTGATTGGAGTGCCTCCTGTGACATTGGATTCCCCAAAGCCAAAAATATCTCCAAGTGCTTTTGTTTTCTCTTTGTCTCCTGAGAAGGCATCAGAGAGAAGATCAAGAGAATCAAGAAGCCGAGCAGCGAGCTGATCAGGGGCTTGGAGCAGATCATTGATCTCAGCCTCAAGATTCCTTGTCTGAAAAGCCAATTGGGTTATTGCATCAGCAACATCCCCTGCCTTTCCAACTGTGTTATTGAATAGAGTTGTTGCAGCAGAGACTCCATCTCTTGCTGATTGCACAGCACTTGCTGGAAGTCCTAAGATTGAAAAGTCTTTTTCAAAATCTTCCTTAGTTTTGACGAGTGCATCTTCTGCTGTTTGATTGAGAAAAGCTCCTTTATCATTGGCACCTTTTGGGAATCTGTCATCCCCTGCCTCAACAAAGCTTGCAGAGAATTTTGCAATTGCTCCCTCAAGATTAGATTCTGAAATTGTTACTGTCCCCACTTGGACAATCTGAGATCCCCAAAAAGGATGGATCAATTCTCCAGATCCTGATTGTTGAAAAACTCTAACAAGATCCTTTTTTGTCTCAAAGTAATCATCCCCAAGGACATGACCTTCAATCTCAAAGCTGTCTGCTATTCTCCCAAGATCTTCTGTGAAAGGCTTTTCTCTGTTTGGGAATTCATGAAGGACTCTTCTTCTCCCTGTCGTATAAGCAGAAGTATCAATGAAAAATTCAACTCCCCTAAATGATCCTTTTCTTAGGTTGTCTTTCCATGCCATCAGATTGCTCCTGTCATTGCTTCAATGAGGCCTTCTCTGTCATCGGCAATGATCCTTGTGCCTTGCCTGTCTCCAGTGAAATCAATTGCAAGTCTTGCTCTTGTCTCTCTTGCTTTGTTTTCTTTTGAAGTGTCCAAAGCATTTTTTGCACTTGTTGCCTTGCCGCCTGGCTGCTGGATCTTGAATCCTCTGGACTCAAGCTTGCCATCAATAAAGTCAGAATCAACTCCGAAGAGTGTACTGAGTCCAACAAGTTTCATGGCCCAGTCAACCATGTCTTTCAATTGTTGAATTGGATCTGTGAAAAGATCTGCAAAGAATCCTTTGATTGGCTCCCAGTTTTTCCAGATCAGAAGTCCTGCTGTTGCAAGAGCAGCAAGCAGTGCAATGTAAGGAAGAAGTGCAACATTGGAAAGGCCAACTGCAAGAGTGAACTTCCCCCATGCTATTGTCAGAAGTCCCCATCCTGTGACGATACTTGGGATGATCGCAATTAGTGCTCCAAAGATAACAAGCATTGGCCCAAGCACAGCAGTCACTCCTGCCAAAATGACTCCCCATTTAAGCATTGTTTTGTTTGTTGTTGTAAGCTCACCAAGCCACTCTGTAAGTGACTTAACGATGTCAACAATTCTATCTTTGAGCTTCTTACCACCAAACTCAGTGTTAAGAATTGAAAGTTGAAGCTCTGTGAAAGCTGAATTTAATTTTGTGAAAGCACCGCCAAGATCTTTCTCCATGATCTCTCTCATTCTTTTTGCTGTGCCATTCGATTTTTCAAGAGCCTCAGTAAGTCTCTCATAGGAGTTTTTCCCATCAGTCCCAATCTTTGTGATCTGATCAAGAAGCTCTGCTCCCCCTGCAATTGCTCTTTTTCCGAAAAGCTCATTCAAGATTGCAAGCTTTTTTGCTTCTCCGATATTCTTATCTTTGAAGGCCTTTCCGAGATCTGCAAAAATAGAATTCAAGTTTCTCATCTTTTTAGTTGTTGGATCAACTGCCTTCACTCCAAGCTCTCCAAGAAGCTTTTTTGCAAGTGAAGCAGGAGCTGTCATCTTGAGCATCATGTTATTGAGCTGAGTCCCTGCAACAGATCCCTGAAGTCCGATATTCCCCATTAATCCGATTGCAGCAGAAGTCTCTTCTATGCTCAGGCCATATTTTTTGGCGATGGGGGCAGCCTTGGACATTGTCTCACCCATCATTTCAAGATTCACGTTTGAGCTTGCTGTTGTTGCTGCTAAAACATCGGCAACTCTTCCCATCTCTTTTCCTTCAAGTCCGAATGCCCCCATGATGTTTGAGGCGATGTCTGCAGTCATCCCAAGCTCTGTTGTTGATGCTGCTGCAAGATTGAGAATGTGCGGCATTGATTCAAAGATTTTTTGTGAGTCAAAATTTGCCTGGCCTAAGAAGGCCATTGCTTCAGCAGCTTCAGTTGCTGAGAATTGAGTATCTCGGCCAAGATCTCTTGCTTGTTTTCTGAGATCTCCCATTGATTTTGTTGTGAATTTTGTGACCGCTTCAACTTTGTTCATGCCTTTTTCAAACATGATTCCAGTCCTGACAGTCATTGCTCCAAGAGCAACGATGGGGGCAGTGAGTCCGAGTGTTGCAGTCTTTCCTGCAGACATCATTCCCCTGCCTGTTTTCTTGAGTCCTCTGTTGACTCTTTCCCAATCACGATTGAATTTTTTTGATTCGATTGAAGCTCTTCTTATGCTTTTTGTCAGCTTGGGAAAAGTTTTGGAGACTTTGTTGACAACTCTGGACATCTTGTCTGTTGCTCTCAGTCTTAATTTTGCATCAGCACTTCTGGCCATTGCCTGTCTCCTTATTTTTCAGCCTTGACTGTCTCTTCCAAGATCTCATTCCAAAAGTAGATCTCATCAACAGTCATCTCATCAAGTGCATCAGGTTGAAAGTGAAAGCCTCTGGCCAAGGCTCCCAATGCAAGTCTCCAATCTCTTGGCCAGTTTACATGAAAGCTGAGAAAAACTCTGCGGCCTTTGCTCCATCTTTCATGCTTAACTCATCAATTAAAGAATCAGGCTCTCCAGCAAGATCTCCCACAATCTTCAGCATGTCATCCATCTTTGGAGCTGCAGGCAATCTTCTTAGATGTTTTGTCTTTGGCTCTGTTAGATTGAGAGAGTCAACTTTTCTCTCACCATAATTGAAGGGAGACTCAAGTGGGAGGATGTACTTCCCATCTTCTGTCCTTTTTAGTTCTTTGACATTCAGTTCTTTTTCTTCCATTTCAAGCCCCTTGAAAAAGGGCCCCCAATCGGGGGCCATATTTAATTAAATTTTATCTGATCTCTTCTGCAGAAAGTCCTTCAAAGCGAGCTGTGATCTCTGCCTGCTCAGTAGTCCCCGACCCTTCCCCAGCAAACCATGCTGAATTTAGGGCTATGATCTTACCATTGTTAAGCTCCAGCGTGATTGTCGCATCAGTTAAGTTAAGAAGCTCTGTCATGTTAAGAGTCCCAGTGTCTGTGATCACACCTTCAATGAAAGGCACCTGAGGCTTTTCAGAATAGCCATGTACAGAATCACTTCCAACAATTGCCTCCCTCATGCCTTGACCAAGATTGAATGTCCAATCACCTTTGGCTCTATATTGAGCACCGTCTGCTTTAACAAAAATTTGTCCACCTAATTTCATTTTTTTCTCCTTCTAATTGCTACAGTAAAAACTGGAAGCTGGTGCCGATAACTCTTAGTTGATTGACTAGGTCACAAGGGAGCAGGAAGTCCATTCTGTTTGGATCACTTACATTCCTTTCAACAATAAGATCTTCTTTGAATTGATCTGCTCCCTCAACAAGGGCCAGGCTTTCCCACTCTCTGAATTTTTTGATAGCTTCAGCTCGACCTAGCGACACGGTCATGATTTTCTGGCCTTCGCTATAGACTTTTGAGTCTTGGCCAAGCTTATGACGAGGATATTTACCAAGCATATAATTTCGCCAATCATAACGAAGATAAGAAAGAGTCAGAAGAGTGTTAAGATCCAAGTAAGAAGGATCTGCAGCTCCTGCATTGTTTGTTTGATAAGTTGTGATCTCTCTTTCAATGATCACTTTTCCAGAGACAACTTTGTCTGTTGCAATCCCATTGAAGAGAAGAGTGTTGCGATCCTCCAAAGACAATTGCTCATCTTCAGATTCTGCTTGGGCTCCAATCACTTCAAGATTTTGAAAAGGCCTGGCTGGATCAATCTCACCAGCAGTTGCCACAACTCCAACTTTTCTTGAGATCTGAAGGGCTCCATGCTCTGGGCCTCCAGCTCTGTGCATGACTGTGAATTGGGAATTTAGTCCAGATCCAAAAGTCACAAGATTGGCAAAAGAGTCTTTCTTGTAATAGAAGCAGAATCCATCATTTTGTCTTAAAGGCCCAAAGCGATCAGCAAGCTCTTGCTCAATCTCACCTCTGTTGCCAGAGTCATTGAATGCTGAAGCCATAAGGATGTACTGCTTATCGTCTAAGGAAGCAAGAGCAGTTGTAAGATCAGGCTGTCCAGATCCTCCACTCATTGCAGTGATTGTTGATGTTAGTCCTGCAGGAGTCTCATCATCAGATTGATAGTTGACTCTTAGGTCAATATCATTCCCAGTGATTCCTTTATTTTTTGCAGTGAAGTTGACCAAAGATGAATTCCCTCCATCAACTGCTGCAGTCACAAGAAGATCAGCATCAGCAGTCACAGCAGCGATCAGTGCTGCTGCGATTGAGTCTGTTGTCTGAGAAGCAGTCACAGCGATTGAGACTTTCTTTCCTGCGATGTAAAAAGCAACAACTCCAGCACTTGTTGGGACAGTATCAATTTCAATTGATCCTGCTGCTGCAACTGAAGCTCCAGCATCATCCACGGCCATGCAATAAAGTTGTTGGACAGTGTTTGCTTCTCTGAATGCCTTGGCCATGTGAGAAAGAATTGATCCTTGTCCAAAAAGAGCATCAGCTTCTGAAGCACTTGATGACATAAGACTCACTGACTCATTGGCAGCAGATCCTGCAGCGAGCTTTGGCCCAATTAGTAAAATGTTGTAAGGCTGTCTCTGTGGGCCTTGGATTGCTTTTGTGTTGTCAAACTCAGCATAGAGAAAAGGAACTCTGATTGCTGAAGGGACTTGATTGAAGCTTATTGTCATGATTCTTCCTCCTGATCATTTTGCTTGATAGTTTTGTTTTTTGTTTTCTTTTTTGGAGAAGGATCTTTCTTGGGAGAAGGATCAACTTTTGGAGAGCTCTTTTCACTCTCTTCAATCACCTCAACTGCTCCCTCCTTCAATCTTCTGATCCAGTAAGCACTTTTGGCAACTTCTTCCCCTTCAGCATTTAAGAATGAACTTGAAAGAGGCTTTGGCACCTTCAGTCCTTCTTTTGGCTTAAGTTTGAATCTTTTTGTCATTATTACTCCTGTGGTAATTTTAACACATCTTGTGCATCAATTTCATCATCTTCATTGTCCAGATCCCAATCTGTCCCCATTTTTTTGAAAGGGACAAGCTCATCATCACTGATTCCTTCTTCTGTGTAATACTCAAGATTGTAAGTGAGCTTAACAGATCCAACAGGACTGAATCCTTCCCCTTCAGTGTCATAGACAACTGAGTTGAGATCAAGCTGATTCAGCAAACAATTGGGATCTTTTGGGCCTTGAAGAGTCTCAAACTCTTCCATTGAATCCTCAACACATTGAGCCAAGTCATCAAGCTCATCAGCAAGATCATTGTCATCATCTGCTGTTGTGATGCATTCAAGCTCAAGGGAAAGAATTCTTTGATATGATTTTGGGGAGTGATCATTCCGATCAACGCCCTCTGTCTTTGGATAGATTAGAATTACTGGAAGGGCTTCATGCTCAGTTGGGATTGATCTTCTTGAAAAGATATCATCTCCAACATTCAAGATCTTTGACCTTTTGAGATGACTCTCAATTGCCTTTCTGATCTTTTTTCTTTTTGACTCTCTGCTCATGATCTTCCTTGTGCAAGAAGAGAGAAGCTCCCCCTTGTCCATCCTCTCTAACATCTATGATGCTATAAGTGAGATTCCTGATCTTCACTTTGTCCCCTGCTTTGGGATGGATCTTGATCCTGTGAAGATTGATTCCGAGCACTGGCTGATTGGATGAGATCAGTTGCTCTGTGTCTGCATCTATGGCCTCATAGTCATTGTCAAAGATTCCTTTGATCTTGTAGCGGCCACCTTTATTGGGGAGCAGGAGGACATCTTCCCCAAAGACAGAGGTGCATGATTGCAAAATCTTATCAACTCTGTCCCTAAAATCAATCATTGATGTCCTTCAAAAAAAAGCCCCTCCCAAAAAGAAAGGGGCTCTTAAACTTTTTATTTTTTTTCTTAGCTATAAGAAGGGCCTGGGCCTGGCTTACCACCGATCATGACTTCAACATCATCACCAGAAAGAGCGGCCTTGGTAACAATACCAAGAGCAAAGTCTCCTGTGGTAGTTGCAACAACAGTTTTCCCTGTTGCATCATAGTCCACTGCTTGTCCTACCGCATAAGCATTCCCATCATTGGCAAAGCGTTTCACTCCAGAGATCTCATACTCATTCTCTGCGGCAGCATCAGCACTTGATACTGCAACTCCAACAAGTCCAGATCCTAAATCATAAGGCTCACCACTTACTGAGGCTCCAGCTTGAGCAACAGTGATTGTGTGTCCACTATAAACTTTATTTTTCATTTTTTTCTCCTATGATTGGGGGAGATCACTCCCCCTTCATTTTTAAAAATTAAAAACTAATTAGACCCCAGATGACTTATAGAATCCTCTCCAATCAAGTACCTTTGCAGCAAAGTGATATTTAATCTTGATCTTCATTGCATCAGTTTCAAAGGCAAGCTTTGTCTCAATGCTTGGAGTCTCTTGTCCTCTAAGTCTTGCGATCTCAATCATCTCAAGTTGAGAGACATTGGCCATCAGATACCACTCAGTAAGTGATGCATCATCAAGTCTGATCTCAGAGATAGGAGTCAATCTTCCTTTAAAAGGATTCACATTGGAATCTAATTGAGGCACTGTGCTCCCAAGGAATTGCTCTGCAGCAGTTTCAAGTGAAGCAGGCACTACCATATACACAGGAGAAAGATCAAGCTTGGCTCCATCTAGTCCCAACTGTTTTCTCATTTTTTCACGGCCAGCACTTACAGCAGCAACAGAGATTGCTCCTGTCCCAGTGTTAGAGTGAGCACCTGAGAAGAGAGCATTCCCATCTCCCATGAGTGGATTGCTTGTGATCTGTCCCCAAACAGTGTTGGACTCAAGATCTCTGGCTCTTCTTCCCATTTTTTCAGCAAGTCTTAAGAAAGCACCAAGATCATCGTTGATCAAAAGCTCTTCAGAAACTGAAATCATGCGGCCAAATTTTTCAATCTTATACTGCTCTTTCCCTTCTGAGATTGTCCCTTCTTTATACTCACCTTTCTCATTTACTTTGAGAAGGCTTGGAGCATCTCCAAACTGAGTTGATTGAATTGTCTTGAAATCAGACACAGTTCTTGAAGTTGTGAAAGGAGCAAAAGTCTGTGGTCTTTCAGCATAAGAAGCTTGAAGGGACTTGTTAGTCACATCAGCAAGAAGGAAAGGGAAGTCACTTGAAGAGTGATTCCTTTGTCCAAAGCCTTCAGCATTTTTCCCAATTGCAAGTCTTGCAACTTCATGATTGGAGAGATCTCTCACATTGATGCCTTCAGATTCCATGAATCTTCTTGCAGTGTCGATGATGTTGTGACCGCAAAACTCACGGGCCCCATCAATCAGCTCGGCTCTTGATCCATGCTGATGATCTATAGCATTGGCACAGGCCTCTCTTCTTTTTTGTTCATTGTCCATTGTTACCTCAACATTTAGATTGGATGTTTTTACTTTCTCATCTCTTTCTGCAATTGCATTGATGACTTCATTTTTTGCATCTTCAAGAGATCTTTTCTCACTGATCAATTTTGACACAAAGTCCGAGTCTAAATCAAACTTTTTGCAAAGAGATCTGATCCCATCTCTTCGATTGGCCTCATCTTCTTGGCCTTGGGAGATCAATGCAGCTCTTTCAGCTTCAAGATCTGGAGTCTCTGGAGTCTCTGGAGTCTCAGGAGTAACTTCTTCCTTAACCTCAAGAGATCTGATCTCCTTTTCCCATTCATCATAACTTTTTTCTTCTTCTGAGAATCTCTTCTCAAACTTTTCAACATCTTCAACATTGAGAGATCTTGCCAGAGCAATCAAAGCTGCAACTTGTTCTGTGTTCATGTCATCCTCCTTTTGTCTGACAGATTTTTCTTCTTCTATTTCACATTCGTATGATTCAACATCTTCTGATCTTACTTGTGCCTTGTGATCTGCTGGGATGTTAACAAAAGAAAGCTCATGTGGAGTGTATTTTGTCACTCTATAAGTTGGGATCTTGTCCCCTTTCTTTGTTACATCTTGGACTTTGTCCAAAGAATATCCCATTGAGATATTCCTGATGACTCCAGATCTGATGTCCCCGATTAGACCTTGAAGCTCTTCTCTTTCACTGAATCTGATTGTTGCAGATCCAATTCCATCTTTCACTTCAGCTCTTTCAACAACTCCAATGATGTCATTGAGATCTCTGTTGTTGTGATTGTTGAGGACTGGTGCTCCATTGTTGAGCCTTTCAAGATTGATTGCTCCCCTTTTTGTGGACAGCTCTTCCATGTAAGGCCCACTGAAAAAAGAAGATCTTTTGACTGTTGCTCCTGTTGTGAAAGTGACATCAACAGTCCTTGCATCTTCATTGAAGCTGCTTGGCTGGAAGCGAGCTTCCAATTGATTGGGCTCAAGCTTCATTGTTTTCTTCATTATTGTCTCCACTGTTGTTCACAGAAGAAGGCTCTGTCTCTGCTTTTGCAGATCCCTGCATTGTGCCTCCTGTGGTAGTATATCTTGGATCTGAATCCAGAATCAACTTATCTTGATCAGCTTTCTCATTGTCCTTTTTGATCTGCTCATGGACAGCATCAGCATCATCACCAAAAGATTCAATCACTTTTGATCTTGAAGTGAATCCAGCTCTCACTGCATCCTTGGCTGCTCTGATCTCTTTCTCTGGATCAATAAGATCTCTTTTCGGTGCTATGTAGTCAAAAGTCACAAGTGATGCATCAAGTCCATTTAATTCTGCAAGGAGCTTATAGTCATCAGCAATCTCTTTCATGAAGTGATTGATCATGATTGTCTTTCTCCATGAATCAAAATTCTTATGCTCTTGAATCCATCCCATCCTTCCAGATGAGAAGTTGACTTCTGAAAAGTCTGAAGAAAGGGACTCATAAGAGATCCCAATTCCTGTTGCAATTTTTCTTTGATTTGTTTTTGTGAAAACTTCAAAGTTTTCTGTCTGTGGGGGAGAGGCAAAGTCTATGCTCTTGCCAGGCGGCAAGTGTTCGATCAGGCCGGGGACAAGTTTTTCTCCCAAGTCACTCTCATCTTCACACTCAACATCTGAAGAGAGATCTCTGACAAAAGCAACAAAGAGTGAAGCAATTTTTTGCTTGAGCAACTCTCCATCCATGTAATCACCAAGATCTTTCAAAGCAATCATCACAGGGGAAAGCCAAGGGACTCCCCTTTGTTGGCCTGGCCTGTCGCATCTAAAAAGATGAATGATCTGTGATTCTGGGATGAAGTTTGAATTGAGGGATCTCAATGTGTGAATTGATGAAGCAGGATGCTGCTCAAAAATGTGATAGCCCACTCTTCTTCCAGATGGATCAAACTCAATCCCCTGTAAAATGATATTGCCTTTTGTCTCAGCATTCACTGCATCAGTGTCCAAGAAGTCTGATTCAAGGACTTGATATTGAATTGGGATAGGGCCTCTTGAGAATCTTCTTCTCACAAGCACTTCTCCACTTTCAGCAACTGCTTCAATAAGTAGCTTTTGCATTGCTTTCAGATCACTTCTTCCTTCAAAATCAAAGGATGTGCTCTCAGTCCATGACTTAAAGAGCTTCTTGTGAGTCTCACTTGGATCATTCCCAATCTGAGTTGCAATTCCTTTCCCAATTACTCCATTGGAGATGACTGAGATTGCTTTGGCGGCATGAGCATCATTCCTTCTGAGATCTCTTGATCTTTCTCGAAGCCAAGGAAGATCTCTTTTGAGGGCTGAATTGGCATCACCTGATGGAGTATTCCATCCTGATGTCCTTCTTCCTTGGGAAGCTCCCTCATACTTTCTTTTTTTTGTTTTATTTTTTGAATTGAAAGGCCAAAATTTCATCAGCAAAGATCCTTGTCTGTTTGAATCTCAAGTCTTGTGCCTCCAAAGAGGCCTTTCTTTTTGGAAGAGCAGACTCCAAGAGCCTTCTTCATGATGTCTCTGATCTTGAGCATTTCATTCAAAGATCTGTACTCAACTTCTTTGTCTGAGTATTTTACTCTAAGAGCACCTTCTGCAATTGCACACTCCAAAGCATTCAGCTTTTCAAGTGTGAATCCTTGAGTTGATTCTTTTCCCATGTGCTGTGGTTATCCCCAAAAGTCTGAGACTTTCTTTTTTTTCTTCTTGGATCTCTGATCCATTTTGTCTTGCTTCTTATTTTCTTTCCTTTTTAGCTTTGATGCAACTCCTTTTTGAGATTGGAGCCTATCCCATCCTGACTCATTGAGCCGATCAATGCCAATGATTGCTGAGACTGCACGATTGTACACATAGAGATCCAAGATCTCATTCCTTTCTCTCATCTTATGCCAAGCAATCTTTGCAAAGCCTTTGTTGTCTTTTTCAACTCTTCTCTCTTCTGCTGTAAGCTGAAGGAAATACTCTTCATCATACTGGGGAAAGTGGATGAATCCTTTTGGGAATCCATCCAAGATGGACTCTGGAGCCTCTTTCTGGAGATCCCCATAGATCTCAGTCTTGATCAAGTTGACTCCCACTGGCCAGATCCTGATCCCTCTCCTTATCTTCTTTCCTGTGATCTGACTCTTCAAGTCAACAGAGCTTGGAGTCCCAATCATTGTCTGAAGATCTGATCTCCCTTTCAATGGAAAGACTCTGGATGGATCATACCTCCTGCAAAAGTTATAGACTGACTGTGTCGCAAAGCCTGAGTCAATCCCACACTTCATGATCCCCATTTCAATTCCATCAACATTGAAAAAAGAGCTCTCCAAAAAATTCCCCAAGTCATCCCAAGTGGAGTCATCACTTGGCTTACCTGCGATAACCTTATGCTCAATGCTCCATCTCTCTCTGTTGCGAGCCCATCCCATAACTTCACACTCAAGGCGATCACCTTGGACATCGACTGCAGCAGTCAAGAAAACAACTTCCCTTGGGACAGTCCCAATTGCATACTCTTCTCTTCTTGAATAGAGTGCATCATGTTGGGGCTTCTCTCCCTTTTCCTCATAAGGCTCACCAAGCACAGTGTTGACAAAGGCCTTCTCCTTGTCTGGATCTCCATCTGTTTTCACAAAGTCTTGGGCAGCTTCTTTCCAAGAGTACCATCCAAGAGGGGAGTAAAGTGCATTCAAGTGAAAGCCAGGCGTGGGGGATCTTGGATTCTCTGGAATCCACTCTCCATGTGAAAGCATTTTTGTCTTATGATGTTCTTGGATCTCTTCTCCACAGTGCTCACAAAAGTAAGAAGCCTTCTCAACAAGAGAGAATCCATCTTCATCTCTAAGCTCAGATCCATCTTCATTCTTTGCAACTTCAAAAGAGATCTGCTCCCATTTTAGTTTTTGTTTTTCTTTGCAATGGGGACAAGGCACATGAAAGAATCTCTGATCTGATGCAATGAATTCTTTGTGAATCTTTGATCTTCCTTTGAATGTTGGAGTTGAGCAGAGAAAAGCTTTTCTTTTTGAGAATGTCCGAGATCTTGCTGACACAAGTGAGATTGGATCTCCCTCTCCCTCAACATCATCTGGATAAGCATCAATCTCATCTAAGAAAAGGAATCTTGCAGGCACAGATCTAAGACCTGATGCACTATTGGCCCCTGTCAAAACAAGAGCCCCTCCATCAAAATTTTTGAATCTTGCTGAAGATCCTTCTTTTCTTCCCTTATGATTTTGAATTTTTTCTTTGAGGACTGGAGTGTGCTCTATCAATGGAGTGATTCTTAGTTTTGTGTTGGTCATCACATCTGGAAGTGAAGGCCACACGATCATGCAAGTGCCGGGATCTTGATCTATGATGTAGCCTATCCAATTGTTGCCACACTCTGTCCCTCCAACTTGTGCTCCCTTTTTAAAGACAACTTTTTTTGATCTGTCCATGTGAGAAAGACAGTCCATGATCTCTTTAAGATAAGGAGTCCGAGCTGTGTCCCATCGACCAGCTTCTGATGAAGTTTTTCTTGGAAGGATTCTGTGCTTATCACTCCACTCTGAGACAGTGAGGATCTCTTTTGGCTTGATCCCCTGCTTGAATGCATCTTGAAAAACTTTGAAAGCGTTACTCATCCTCATCTTCCAGAAAGTTCAATTGGGGATCTGCTAAGGAAGAGAGGGCCGTGTGCAATTCTTTTGATAAGATCTGCCTGATGTTTTCAAGATCATTCTCTGCTGCCAAAACAGGAGCAAGCTTGTCTGCTATGCCCATGACTTTGTCTCTTGTGATCCTTCCAATCTCTTGAGCGGCCTTCCTTACATCGGCAACATTGCAAAGCTTCTTAGCTTTTTGATCATAAGAAAGTTGAGCGAGCTTGGCCTGATAAGTCTCTTTGGCAACTTTGGCTTTGTGAAGAGAAGATCCAAGTCCTTTGTCTCCATGGAGGTGAGCATTGGAATTGTTTTGGGAAGTTCTTTCATCCCAAAGCTTGTCTGCAATTTCAGAATCAATCTTTCTTCTTGGAGCATGACCTTTGACTGCCTCTGTGATTTTGCCTTGTCTGATAGCATCACTCACAGCAGCTTGGCTGACTCCCTTGTGTCTTGCATATTCCCTTATCCCCATCAACATTCAAAAGCCCCTTTGTGTTGATCCTCTCAGTCTCCCAGTGAGCCAAAGCTGTGTCAATTTTTTGATCAAAACTCCAAGTCAAATTTATTTCTTCTATGATTTTAACACATTGTCTAATGTTTTGACACGAATTGCAAAGTGCTGAAATTATTGAAAAAAACGATCAAAACCTCGAGCAAAGCCGCCTGCCCCCCATTTTAGGGGGAAGAACCTATTGAAATCATTCAGCTTTCTTTTCTCTTCTAAGTAGCTGATTGTGCGATGACTGTCAGAATCTTAACACTTGTTTTGACACGACTGTCTAAAGAAAAAGCATAAGAGTGGATCAATTAGATCTGGACATGGATGTCCTTATTGATCCACACTTATAGTGTCGGTTAGTTCTATTTTAGATCTATCCATTACATTCAATCAAGCTTTTTACAGATCTTTGAGCTTATGATGAATCAAGAGACTGAGCATGGAGCATGAAGCTCACTGTGGGGGACAGCACAGGATAAGCAAAGCCCGTTGTTATTGAAAGGCCTCTGTATTAGTAATGCACACACTGCACACACAGTTAAGCATGAGGGAGGGAGAGCCAGAGTGACCACGTTAAGGCATCACCATAGATGCAGGCTTTATAAGAGCGTTTTGTCAGGCATAGGCCATCTGACTTAGAAGGACAATGATCCCCAATAACCGATCCCAAAGTGTCCTTGAAGCGTGATTTTTAGCTATTCTTGGTCTTTGACTATGTGCCACTGGGAGGGAGGGGAATGGCCTTGCTATGTCCTTGGCTCTTCTTGTTGGATGTATTTAAGACCCTCGTAAAAAGCCAAAGATCTAAAAAGTCCTCTTTTTTCAATCTCATCAACAAAGAAGATCACAAGGCCTTCAACTTTCGATCTTGTGTGTACATCAATTGATGACTCTGGGCATGAATCCTCAAGTGTGTCAGATAGCTGTCTTATAAGTTCTCTTCTTAGCATAGATTCCCAAGTGAAAAGGGGCAGGATCTCTTAGCCCCCGATTTCAAACGTATTAAATAAAGATTTTTAAGATCCCAAAGATCTTCTATCAAAGTTCTTTTTGGAGCTCTCCAATATTGTAATTTTTACTTAACTTTTTTCACTCTGGATCTTGAGGCAAAGTCTGCAAGCTTGTCAGATCTGAATTGAAGGAAGCGAGTGAATTCCTTATTGAATTCGAACAAAGCAAAGCCCATGATTGATTGCTTGATCACTTTCTCTTGTGTGAATGTGTGAGCCAAAGAAGGCACACCTTGCTTCTTGAATCCATCCCCTCTCTTGCCTTTAAAGACTTGAGTTGTGTTCTTTTTCTGGATGAATGCTCCCTTGAGCTGGATCTTCTTTCCCCTGTACACTGTGGCAGAGAGCTTCCTTCTTCTTTTGACCTTGATGCCCTTCTGTTTGATGATCCCTTTTTGACCTGAGACAAAGTCCAGCATTGGGATGGGCCTTGCAGAGAAGATGACCTTGGCTTCCATGTAAGGAATTGAAGATCCTTTTGCTTTGATCATCTTCATCCTTGATGCATAGAATTTTTTCTGCTGCTTGTTATATTTTGTTTTGAGGATCTTGATCGCATGATTGCGAGTCTTTTTCACTGAATGATTCAATCCGACCTTCACAGCTTTTGAGATCTCTTTTGATCCAAGCTGAAGCATCATGTCACCAATTGCATCAATGTTATGGGAGATGTCTATGTCCATGCTTTGATTGTAATGCAAAAGGCCCTTCCATGAAAGAAAGGGCCTTATAAATTTAGCACACACCACACTGACAGTCTTTGCTCTTCCTAAGCATAAGCCTGCCAGCTAAGGGAGAGAGAGAGGCAAACCGTTGGATAGCTCATTCCCTATGATTCAATTGTCTCATTCTTTTTCGACCAGGCTCAAGTGCAATTGACTCACTTTGTCTGACTTTTTTCTGCTTTTGGCCTATGATGAAAGAAAAGGAGACAAAATGAGAAGATTTTTCAGAGCAATCAAGAGAGCAGTCATGAAAGTGATTGGGGGAAAAGCAAGAGTGAGACATTCATCAACAGTGCCTGTGAAGCCCATAGATGGGGCTGACAGAGTTGTGATGAAGGGAGCTAAAGTTGCCTTCGTTGTTGGACACAACAAGCGAGCACAAGGAGCACAGAGCTTCACTTGGTATGATGAGACTGGAGTGCCAAAGAGTGTGTCAGAGTTTGATTACTGGAGCGAGAGATTCAAGATCATTCAAGACAAGCTTCACAAAGATCATTCCATCTATGTCCCAATTCTTTTTAGACCTGAGCGTGGGGGCTATGGCCATGAGTGTGACACAGTTGCAGAAGAGCTTAAGGAGATGGGGGCTGATGTCTCAATCCATGGGCATTTTAATGCAGCAGGATATCATGTCTTAGGATGTGAATGTCTTATCCCAGAGACAGCTTCTCCATTGGACAACATGATTGCTGACTACATCACAGATCTTCTCAATCGAGATCTGGGCTTCAAAGAGCGTGGCGATGATGGAGTGAAAGAAGTCCCAAAGAAGCACAGGGGATCTGGAATGCTCTATGCTTGCAAGGCTGAGGGGATCAAAGCATCAATCATCTTTGAGCCTGCCTTTGGAGATGTTAAGAATGCAGAGAGCAAGATCCTATTTCAAGCTCCAGAGAAAGTAGACAGAGTCATGATCAACACAGTGATTGCTGTTGTTGAAGGTAAGCTCAAGGATCTTGATTCTTAGGTTATATGACCTAATTTATAGGTCAAAGAAAGGGAGAGGCTGATGCTACTCATGCCCCTCCCTCTTGATCCAATTGCTTTGGAGGCGTTGGATCAGGATCTCCCAATTGCTTTGGAGGCTTAAGAGAGATCCTTATAATATCTTATCAAGCTTTCAACTTCATTCAATTCATTTTTAAGTCTTTCAATGTGAGATCCAAGATCTCTTTTCTTATCTCTTGCTTTGTTGTGAAAGTTCCATTGCTGATGTCTCTTATGTCTTTCCATGAGCACATCTTGGAAGTCACACTGCTTGGACTGGATCTCAACTGAGTCTGAGATCTTGGAGAGTCTTTCTTCTAGGTAGATGAGCAGTCTGTGATCCATGTTGTCATTGTCTAAGCTCATAACTGATCCCTTTCAAACTCAAAGGAGAGTAAGATCAATTGAATGTCATCATCAGTCAGTCCAGTGAATGAGATCCCATCAAGATCATTGGCCGTTGAATACTCTCTGAATTCAAAGTCATAGTCCTGCTCTTTTGAGACAAAGATTGCATCCTCTCCAGAATAGAGTGAAGCCCATCCTTCTGCATTGACACAAAAGACAGTGCTGTCATCTATCTTGTGATCCTCTCTGAATTTTTTCATCTGAATTTTTGTCATCATATCAGCCTCCCTTATGATGCTTTTCTGATTGAGTCATGAGTCAGCTCATACTCGCAGTTATTGATTGTGAAAAAGTATCTGTCCTTGTAAGTGACAAGCTTTGCCTTATAGATCTTGTTGTTGATCTTAACAAAGACAATGCTCCCCCAAATTGATCTTATCGTGATTGCAGTATTGTTTTTCATGAGTGCCTCCAAAGTCTTTCATGATTGGGAGTGAGCCAGGCCCACTCCCTATTGTTCTTAGTAACCGTTTGAGATGCAGTGTCCATTCTTGAAGTCATACTCTTTCAGATCTTCAAGGCTCCAGTCTTTGAACTCTTCAAGTGCAGATCTAAGCTCTTCGATCAGTGTCCCTTTTCTTCCAAGGGCTGTTGAGTTTGCTGCTCCCTTAGCTTCTTGAATTGGGGCCCACTTGTTAAGCTTATCTCTTTCATGCTTTGCCCATTGGATGAAAGAAGATCTGTCCTCAAGCCACATCAACACAAGAGTCTGCTTGGTGATGTTAGGACAAAACTTACACATTGAAGGCCCACAAGCTCCCCATGGAGTTGATTCCATGAACTCAATGCAGTCCATGCGGCTCATTCCAAGATCTGTGATCAATGGGAAAGTCTTATCAATTGCAGACCACCAAGACTCTTTGCCTGTTGTCTCTGCTTTCTTCATTCTGTTTTCTTCTCCAACTGCAAAGCCAATCATCATCTCAATTTTTGTTGTGGACTCAGCAAAGGCCACGATGTTTTTCTTTCCATGAGACTTTTCTTCCTCTCCCATAAGCTCGGCACAGAAAGCATTTAAGAATCTGTAGATAGGCTTGATCTTAAGATTGTCAGTGCATGACTTGTTAGATCTCATGGCCAGGCTGTGAGTGTTTGAGTATCTGATTGCAAGAGCTGCCCAAGCATCAGAGTGAAAGCCATAAGTAAGATGATCAGTTGATCTCCCTGCTTCTCTGTGGATCTCTCCAACAAGAGGATGAGCAAGATGAATGAACTTGATCCCATAAGCAGCACAAAGATCTTTGACCTTCCAAGCATGAGCATAGACATCATCTCTCTCATTCCCAGTGTCAGCAAAGATCATCATGAAAGATCTTCCATCAAGCTTCTTAAGAGCAAAGTCTTTGTCTGTTAAGAATTTATAGAAGATAGCTGTTGAGTCTTGGCCCATCCCAACAGACTCAATGCAGAGTCCATTTTTAAGAGCGTTTTCTTTTTTCCATATTAAGTGATTCATGATTGCCTCCAAAGCGTTTCAATAACCTTATCTTATTCCAACTCAGATCCAGTCCAAAAAGCAATGACTTAGGGGCTCAAAATAGATCCCCCAAAGCCTTTTTCTGCCCACAGAATGTGGCAATTTAAGTCATTTCAACTGCTTACCAACATCAATCCATCCCTCTGAATAGGTCACTCTTAAGATCCTCCAATTGATCCTATAAGTGGATGACTTGGCCTTGGATGCAGATCTCAATGCTCTCCTTGCAGACTTCTCATCATGGTAGACTGTTGCTTCATTGATCCAACTGCAAGGCTGAATCTTTCTGTTTTCTCTGTGTGAAAGAAAGCGATCCCAACTTTCAGCATGAGGACTCTTGATGTCATACATGACATAGAATCTGACATACTTTTCAAGAGTGCCATCATCATTCATCATCCCCTCCCTTCTCTTTCTTCTGTGATCTTTCTCCATGCAGAGTGAAGCATCTTCATCTGAAGATCTCTTTGATCTGACTCTCCATGTTCACATTTTTGATCATTGTAATAGTTGTTTAAATCTTCACAAGCAAAGTGAAGCTCTTCCAATTCTTTGTCTGTGAGATAGAGAGATCTTTTTTTCTTTTTCATCACTGCCTCCAAGTGAAAAGAAGAAGGGGCCAGGCCCCTTCATGATTAGACTATGACTGTAAGATCCTTTGAGTAGATGTGCTCGAAGCCTTTGAGTAGATGAGAAGTTGCTTTCACTTCTCCCTCACAAGCAAGGCATCTTCTGTCTTTGATTGTGATCCCAGATTGCTTCTTGAAGTGAGAGACAAGCTTGCACTTCTCACACTTGGCCTTCACTTCCCATCTTTCTTTTGTTTGTTTTTCTTTTGCATAAGTGTAGATAAATTTTGATTCTGTCATGTTGCCTCCAAAGCTTATTGAGTCTTGATCATGCCTGATCTTGATTGGGGCTTCCATGCCCCTTGTAAGAATTACACTGTTAAGCAAAGACAATTGAAGAAGTGATTGGCATCATCCCAATCAGACACATTCAAGATCACTGCATCACTATTCTCACCAAAGATCAGGACATCAATCACTTCAGATCCATCTGTGAGCTTCTTGATCAAAAGTGCATGGCCATGATCATGAGTGTTTTGGATCTTATAACCTTCAAAGCCATCATCGAGATCATCAAAGTCTTGATCACATAGAACAGTAGTCCCAGAGATTCTGTTGACTTCTTTTTTGATCTTCTCAACTAATTCTGCAAACTTTTCTTTTTTCTGTGTTGCTGCCATTTTTGCCTCCAAAGCGTTTTTCTTATTGGGCCAGGCTGATGCACTGGCCTTAATATTTTTTTTCTTATGATCTTGATGTGAAGTTGATCACAGTTGGCTCTCTCTCTTTTGTGATCTCTGGGAATTGCTCACAAATAAGATCCACTTGCTCATCATTGATGAAGTAGCTGTCAACTCTCCAGAAATTTCCAAAAGCATCTTCTTGATCTTTCTTAACAAGAGTTGCAAGTCCTGCTGCAAGAAGCTTTTTTCCGATTCTTACAGTTGTTCTTCTGTATTCTGCTTTAATTGTTACTGTGAATCTTAGTGCTTCAATCTGTCTTTCAGTAAGTGTGATCATGTTGCCTCCAAAGCAGTTATTGTTTTCTATGTCCTAATATTAAGCCCAATCAGATCAGATCAAAAATTCAATCACTTAGGCTCTCCAAAACTGCTCCCCAAAGCTAAAAAGTGCCTCCCAATTGAGGCACTTGCTTTTGATTTTAGTGACTTAGACTGCCATGCTCCACTGCTCTTCTGAGAGATCCACTCCCTGCTCTTCAAGGATGTCAGCAATTGAGATCCTCTGCTCTGGCTTCGTCTTAGTGGCCTTCTTATACTTGAAGCTTGTTGAGATCTTGGCTTCAGCTTCCATGTAGGCCTTAACAATCTCAGGGGCTCTCTCAGCAGCAATTGCAATCTCTTTGTTGCTTGAGAAGATGCAGATGGCACATGAGGCTCTTGAGACTCCCCAAGAGTAACAAGGATGCACAGGGGCTCCACTCTTCTCAATTGCTTCCCACACTTCAGTCTCAAGTACTTTCAAGATCGGGCTCCACTTAACAACAGTTCTTGATCCATCCTTTCTTGTGTTCTTAGGATCAGGCCTCCATGATTCAAGATTGGCTCTTTTGATTGACTCTTCAGCTCTCTCTCCAATCATGACAAGGACATTCCCCTTGAGGCTTCTTGCAAACTTATCAATTGGCCCAGTCTTAAGAATTGAAGTACACCAGCGATTGGCCATATCTGGCACCATGTACTCCTTTTTCTCTCCAGTCTTTCTGTCGATTCTCTCTGATGTTAACTGATCAAGGAATCCTTTCTCTTTTCCATTCTTATCAACTGCGATCACAAAGATTGGCTCAACATTGAAGAAAGCACATTGAGCTTTCACAACTTCTTTAGTCTCTTTCCAATCAATATCAATCACTGCATGGACATAGTGAAAAGTAGTGTTGGGAAGTTCTTTCTTAAGTCTCTCAGCTTGGATCATGAGAAGAGTTGAGTCCTTCCCTCCTGAGATTGATACGATGATGTGGTCTGCTTGTGTGTAATTGTTGAATGATGTTTTCATAAGTGCCTCCAAAGCGCTTGTTGTTAAAATTAAACCCAAGTATTGTTTTCAGATCTGTAAAAAGATCTAGTTTTCCCATCTTGATCTCTTATGATCACAATATTGTTGAAGCCTTTCCCTGCAGCACTTGCAAGCCATTCGTTAAGCTCATCAATGTTGTTGAGGTGTTCTTTGTGAGAAAGTGTGTTGTTGAGATTTTTTTTGAAAACTGTGTAAGTCATAAGTGCCTCCAAAGCAAGTTATGCCCTTATATTAGACCCAATCTGACACAGTCCAAAAAACAGGCATTTAGCCTGGTCAAAATACTTCCCCAAAGCAAAAAGATGCCCACACTTATTGGCACACATCAGGAGAAGCTCTCAGAGCCCCTCTGTGGACTGGCCTGATGAATGTGATGTCTGAGATGGGGAGAGTGACTGGGAAGGGAGAAGGCCAAAAAAAAGGGGCTCAAGGCCCCTTCTGTTATTACTTCCAATTGGAGAAGTAGTCTCTTCTCTCTGCTCCTCTGAGCCCCTTCACATCAGCATTGTGATTGAGCATGATCTTTCTCTCTTCCCAAGAGCAACAAGTCAGTTCTTCTCTGTTGTAGATCTTTTCTTTTTTCTCTCTCTTAACAGGAGCGATCTCTTTTTTCTTTTCTGGACTGTTTAGGAATTTGTCTAAGTAGCTTTCTGTTGTCATGTTTGCCTCCAAAGCAGTTATCATTAATAAGATATTAGGCCCTTTCTGTTTATTTCAAAAATTCAATCACTTATGGCCTGGCATAGGTCTAAAAACTGCCCACAATCTGTGTCTGTGGTATTCTGGATCTATGAGAAGGCTTCTCCCTGCATTCCTTTGCTTCCTGCTTGTGATCTATCATCCCAATCAAAAGACATCTGAGATCAAGATCTATGAGCTTACAGTGAAAGAAGATCTGATTGAGATTGTCTGTGCTGAAGGAGTCAGTGAAGCAGAGTGTCTTGGAGGGGAGAAAGAAAAAAGAGAGATCACTTCAGTCTCTTGGGAAGAGATTGAAAACTTTGTCATCAAAGGGCCTTACTCTTTTTAGTCAGGCTCACCACAGGGCTCATAGTCAAACTCTTCAGAGTCATCATCATAGTCACCTTCTTGGAATGGCCCATCAGCTTCAGACTTTTCTCTTAGTTTTCTTTTGAGCTTCTTCCAAGAGGGAGGGGGACTCTCACTCATGATCATCTTCTCTTTCTCTTTGATAGTAATTCCCATCAATGACAGTCCATCCATTTTGAATTGAATGAATCTTTTGAAAGACTTCATGAGTCTTGGCATTGATGATCACTTCAAGAAAGCCAGTGCTCCATCCACAAAGATTGTCCAAGTAAGAAGCATCCTTTGAATGCATAGCAGGAGTCTGACTCCATGAATGAACTTTCCCCATGTGTGTCACTGGATCAAGATAGACGAATTCTTTCAACTCTCCCAAGTGGTGATGTCCATGGGATCCTGACATGACTTTGAGCCTTTTGTCAGGCAAGTGAGTAAAAACAAAACAATCAAAATATATTTGATAATTTTTCTTAGCTTCATTGTTGAGATCCTTTTTTGAAAAGGCTCCAAGATCAAACTTTGATGCCCAATTGATCTCATACTTATCAAGGCCAAAGATGTCTTTGAATGAGAGTCCCATGACATCAGACAAGAGGATCTTAACATTGGGAGTTGCATCTGCAAGAAGCTTGAGAAGTCTGATCTCATGATTGCCACAGATAAGATCTATCTGGGCATCAGGACAAGCAGCTCTCAAGGGAGCAAAGACTCTCTCTCTGACAAAATCGAACCTTCCTACGATGTCATAGGATCTTGGATCAACTGTGTATCTTCCAAACTCCAAGAGATCAAAGATGTCTCCATTGAGGACAATGACATCAGGCTGCTTCCTTGCACACTCTGCAATAAAAACAGAGAGGCTGAATTCACAGCACTCTCTGTCATGCAAGTCTGACATTGCCAGAATTGTTTTGATGTGAAAGGGGGATGGGGCTTTTGTGTGTTTGTTGTAATAAGGCAGGACTTCTCTTTTGAAAAATTCCCTGTAATGATCAAGGCTCACTGCCTTTGCTTGCTGGACTTCTATCTTGTGCTGAGATCTAAGAAGCTCAAGTCCGGCCTGGCGTTTGAATTCTTGGAAAGAGCCAAAGTGAAGGCTCCATGTTGAGTCAGAGAATGATCCATGCTCTCTGTAAAACATTCGAGTGATTGTCTTTCCCCAATTGTCCTGTTGGACTCTTCGAAGATCTTCAATCATCTCATCTGGAGTTGCATTGGGATCAAACTTCTTAAGGTTTTCAGAAAGAAGAGATCTCTGTGATGGGGAGAGTGATTTTTTGAATTCAATCTCTGCTGCCTCTTGGAAGGCAGTCCATGTCTTAAAATGTTTTAGGATCTGTCTATGTGGAGCAAAGCCCAAGATCTGTGAGAAGGACTCTCTTGAGATCTTCTTCTCAGGATCTTCGAGATTCCTTTTGATGTCCACATAGTGTGTGAGCAATTCCTTTGCTGTCATATAAATATTGTAGCATAGGAATCAGGAAGATATTGCCTGTTGAGTCATGAATGTCAAAGCTCTGACATCATCCTGAGACTTTGACTGTTGATCCATCTCTGAAGTCTGTGATCTCAATATCTGCTTCAGTTTCAATCCAGACTCTTGCTCCACATGAAAGAGGATCTTTGGGATTGATCACTCTGGACTCTCCAAGGATCTTGACCTCATGGCCATAGTAATTCCCATCTTTTGTTTTCACTGTGACACAGGGAAGCTTGGCTCCCTTGATGTTCTTTTTGATGTTGATCTGATTCACATGAATCTTCTTCAATGAGCCCATCCAAGAGCCTCCCTGATCTTAGGATCACTAAAAACAATCAAGAAAGAATTCATGGAAGCGAGCGCATAAGCCGTTGCGAGTAAGGCCCAGACTGGATTCTTTTTCTCAATTGAGAGGTTGATAAAATAGTGCAAGAAGTAAGCAACAACAGGAAGGAGAAAAAGATGCAGCATTGTTTCATCACTCACTCCCCTGCCTCCAGTAGTTTTATTTTCTCTAGGGCTTCACATAACTTGCATTTACATAATGGTTCGATACACCAGTGTGTTGTGCAATACTCCACCGCCTCCATAAGAATAGCGTTTTCCTTCTCAGCCTTCTCTAGTTGAGAGGTGAGGGTTTTAACTTCCTTGTTAATCGCTTGAATCATTTTTGCTATTTCATCGGTATGTACAAACATACCTTCTTTATTCTCAATAAAATGTAAATCATCTCTATCTAAATAATCGCTATCATTAATAATTAACTTACTCATTCCCCCTCCCTATTCTTAAAATATTCACGGGCGGTATAGCTCGGCTCCATGTAGTGAGATGGTTCCCTATCCCTTATATAAACTAACGCTTCCTCAGCCTTCTCTAGTTGAGAGGTGAGGGATTTTGTTTCCAAACTCATCATTAAATCTAAAGGTAGATATGTTTTATTCCCGCATTTCTCACACTCTATTCT